AAGCCGCCAATGCCCGAAATGCTCGAAACGATGGAATCCAGCTGCCCCTGGATAGCCTCCACGCCAGCCTGCGTCAACTTACCCTCTGGCGAGACGTACTTGATGTCTGTCCGAAGCTTCAGCATCAGATGACCGCCTCGATCTCAGCCAGGAGAGGAATGTCTGTCGTTGAGGATATCGAAAGCCGCATTGTCGCCTTGCGGAACTGCCCCAAGGCCCGCCAGACCAGGCGGGTTTCATAAGCCCCGACCGCGCCGACCCCCCGATCCCTTGGGAGGCCATAGGTGAAGCCACCATCCCGCGACATTTCCCGCGTGACCTTGGCCTCGGTCGCGTCACCGTCGCCTTGAATATCCCCCTCGATGCGCGGGAATGCCTCGATCTTCGCCACGGTGAACCGCTCGCCCGCATCAAGCGTCCGCGAAACGTAGCGCCGCACCATCGGGTCGCCAAAGTCGGCGCACCGGCCTGTCAGTTGGGCAATCTTCCCGGAATCCGTGCCGACATACCAAGCTGTTCCGACCTTGACCGAGGCGCGCGCCTGCCACGGCATGTCGCTCTGCGCCCGCTCGTGCCATTCCCCGGTCGCCGTGTCATAGCACCAGGCAAAGGTTTCATCGAAGGCGATGCAGATGAACCCATGTCCCCGCTGTTCATAGTAGAACATCCGGTTCGGCCCGAGGCGTTCAATCGCCACTTCCACCGGCGGTGTCGAAATCAGCCCGACCCCAAACACATAGACCCGCCCATCCGAACCGACATAGGACAGTCCGTTCGGGAACGTGACGATCAGGCCATAGGCAGCAAGCCCCGGTTCCTCTTGCGCGCCGCCGATGCGCTGGAAAGCGTCCGGTCCAGATAGGCCGGTCACCGCCCAACGTTCAAAGCCTGTAGCCTTGAAGACGTAAAGCGCGTCCTTGAATGCGATCAGCCGGATAATCGGGTCGGGGGTGATTTCTGCGCTTGCGAAGTCCAGCCCGCTCCATGTCGTAGGATCGGCCAGCGCCGACCATCCAAACACGCGCGTCCCGTAGTCTGACACGATGACGTAGCCGCCCAGATAGGCGACGGATGCCGGGTTCGGCACGTTTCCGGCCACCACAGTCGCAAGCGTCGTGCCGTTCCAATGCCAGTATTTCCGGCCCGCAACGGCCACGACATAACCCGTGCTTTGGTCCAGCCCGGCGATGGCGTCTGTCGCATCCACGTCGCCGATCAGCGTCACGGTGCCGTCCGTCTGAACCCGGTGAAGGTTCGTGCCGACGATAGCCATGATGCCGCCGTCAAAGTTCGACATGGCGCGGACAAATACATCGCCGACCTCGGCGAAATCGGCCATCCCCGGCACAGCCCGCAGGACGGCCCCGGAGCGGCCACCAGCCACCATCGGCTCACGGTATCCGTTGATCAGCCGCGAAGGGTTGCCAGCCGGGTTGTCGGCATCCCTGGCGGATTGGCCCGCAAACTCGACCCTAGGCATTCCAGAAACTCCGGCGGCGTGTCAGCGTCCGGTCGAACTTGCTGTCGGGAATGATCAGGTAGGCCGCAGACAGCCGCTTCTTGAAATCGGAAGTGCTGAAGTTGGCCGGGGCTTCGTAGTCGGGGGAAAGCCGTTCGGCGAGAAGGTAGACGCACCCCTCCTCGAACTGCGGCTCCATCGTGAACACGTCAGCCAGATCAAGGTCGATGTGGCCGATGTCGATGCCATCCAGCAGCCAGCCGTGCATCATGCGGTTTAGCGCGTTGATCCCGTTGTCCGCTTGGTCAGCGGTCATAGGCTCATCACTCGCGACCACCCCGATCTTGCGGAAGGCGGACTCAACGATGTCTCGCGCTGTCGTCATGGCATCACCCGCAAAAAGGTGAGCGGGGCCATTACAGCCCCGCCCGCTGGCATCAGTTGGTCAAACGCATCCCGCGACGGGGGTCGAGGACGATGGGCTTCCACAGCATGTCGAAGCGCATGTTCTCGGCCAGCGTGTTGCCATCGACCCAGGACGAGACGGACATGGTCACGAATTCGCCGCTCACGGTGCTGGTCTTCAGGCCTTCGCCCGACGGGATGTCGAGCGGGCGCGAAACCAGCGCGATTGCTTGCGGGTCGATCAGGAGCGACTGACGGTAGGCCGTGGCCGCCGTGCCGGTCTTGATCGTGATGGCCGCGTTGTCGGCGGGGACCGCGTTGACGGTCTGGAACGCGCCCGAGGTGATGATCGGGGGCGAAATCGTCGCGGTCAGGTTGCCCGCGCCGTCCGAGCTTGCGTTGGCAAGAACGGTGAAGGTCTGGAGCCGTCCGGTCGATTGCTTCGTGTTCGGGTTCACCGCGAAGACGTTCGCGATGGTGAACACATCACCGGCATTCAGGCGGGCAGCCGCAGCGGCGGTCCAGCCATCGGTGATCAGCGATTGCGACCAAGTGTCCTTGGCGGCGGCGTAGGTCACGGCCTGAGCGCCGCCGTTGATCAGCGGGGTGCCGCCCAGCGGGCCGACGGTGTGGGTCGGCGCGAAGACGGTTTCATAGTTGTCGAAACCGGCGTAGCGGCCAACCTTGGCCATTTCGAGGGCCTTCTTGTTGTTGCCGTCAACGTAGGTGCCCTGGATCAGCGCGGCCAGCTTGGCCGAACATGCCGGGCTGTGGAACCCGAGGCGTCCGCTGATGGTGTTGCCGCCATCGGTGAAGATCGCCCCCGCATCGGCAACCGCCGAATAGGTGGCGGGAATGGTGCCGGGGGTGCCGTCGAACCAGTAGAACGCGGGATAGAGGGCCGCGATGGACGCTTCGACCTTTTCCGCAGCCCGGCGAGCCATGGGCTGCAGGATTTGCTGCGAATAGCGGTCGAACGAGAGCGTCCGGTCGATGGCGCTGATGCTGACCTTGTTCGACCAGGTCTGGTCGAGGGTCACGGTGACGGTGCCCTCGGTCACGTCTTCCGAGAAGGCCGACAGATCGAGGTTGTTGTCCTGGCCGAGGTATTGCATCTGGCGGCGCACCTTGACCGCGCCACCGGACTTGACGGTCTCGTTTTCCAGATTGTCGGTGCCAACCGACTTGCCGAGAACGAGGTCGTTTTCCATCAGGCGGACCAGCTCTTTCGAGATGGCCGCCACTGTGAAGAAGCTGTTAGCCATTGTTCACCCTCCTCAGGTGATTTTGCCGCCGCCCTCACGCCACTTGACCCACTCGACGTAGGACATGGTGTCAGGGTTGCGGCCAGCCGCCGCCGATCCCCGCACGGGGTTGATCGGATCGGGGGCCTTGGTTTCGGTTCTCGGCTTCGGCGTGACAATGCTGGCCTCGATGCGACCAATTGCCCTTGCGGCTTCCACCGGGTTCATCTCTGCGATCTGCGCGGCCAGCGCGCGGTTCTGACCGAGGTGATAGGCAACATCCGGGCCAACGTCAGACGTGAGGATCAGGTCGGTCATGGCTGGCGAAGGCTCCCACCCCGTCAGCGCGACCGTCTCGAAATCCGCGTATCTGGTCTTGGCCTCTTCGCGCGCCGCAGCCCAGGATTGCTCCAGGATTGCGCGGTCACGCTTGCCAATTTCCTCCGCCTTGTCCTCAGCGGCTTTCGCCGCATCACCGGCATTCTTCGCTTCTCGCGCCGTCAGCCGTTGCTCCGCGCCCCAAATTGCTTTGGCGGCGGCGAATTCAATCGGATCAGGGAAATCGTCTTCCTTCGGCGGGGCTTCCTGCTTTGCCGCGTCAAGAATTGCCTGACGACGCGCCTTGGCCTGTTCGGCTTCGGCCTTCGCTTCGGCGGCTTCGGTCTGCAACCGCGCCCGGTACGCTTTCTCGCGTTCGCGGCGCTTGGCTGACTCACTCTTCTCCTCGGGTTGCCCCTCGGCGGGCGGGGTTTCAACCTGCCCTGTTTCTTCGCCCTTCGGCCCTTCTGTAACAACGGGTTCAGGGCCAGCCCCAGGGGCCAGCGCGCTTGCGTCTTCCATCGGTTCCTCGCGTGAAGGGGTTACATGCCCGCGTGTTGCAGGGTCATGGCGTGTGCGGTCTGGGCAACTGCACCCTCGACCATGTTTCGAACCGCGCCCGTCTTCACGGACAGTTCGAATTCGAGTAGCGCGGCCTCGGCCTCGGCCTTGCGGGCCTTTGCTTCGGCCTCCTTGGCTTTGGCGATTGCTTCGGCCTTTGCGATCTC